TTGTGCACTAGCAGGACAAAAAAAATTAGCTAAAGGTTTAGCCGTCGGGTTTAAAGAAGGTGAAGGAGCTTTAGCACAAAAAATACTACAAGCTGGTAAAGGATTAAAAAATATGGCTTCACTAAGAGGTCTTCTTGGTCCAGCCGCTTTAGGTTTTACTGTAGCTGCTGAAGCAGGGATAGTTGGATATGACATGCTGGCAACTGGTAAGTCTTTTAAAGATGTAGTCGGTAATAGTTTGTTTAATAATTTACTAGGAGATAAAACTAAAATTGATACTGATGAAATAAGATACAAAAATTATGAACGTCTAGGTATAAACACTGATCAAATTAAAAAATTTGAAGAAGGTCTTGGTGAAATAAATCAAATGGCACAAGTATATAATGATGCAGAAAATTCAAACTATAAAATGCTTATGGGTCAAACTACGTCAAATCCTAGAGTATCACAAGCTATGAGAGATAGATCCAACAAAGCTTTAATATTAAAAAACGAAAAAAATCAACAAGCTGCCACTGATTTAACAACAGAGCTATCAAATCCTGAAAAACAAAAAAGTTTAAACGAGTTTGCAGAAAATACTGATCTAAACAGAAGTTTAATTGCGTCTGCCGATCAAAGAGTAGCAGCTAATGAAATACAAAAACCTAGCACAGCTAATTTTAGAAGCGGTATGCAAACTATTTTTCCTCGTAGTAATTATGACTCAGAAACAGATAAAATAATTAATTATCAACCTGTTATGCAAGACTATTATAGAACTAATCAATATTCGGCTGGCGGCATAGCTGATTTAATGAAAAAGAAAAATGACTAAAAAAAATCCAACACTTGTAAAAAATATGAAACATGTTAAGTTTGACGCGATCCCGCCTTTAAGAGGACCAGATCCTCAAGGGTTGATTAAAGAGAAAAAACAAGATAAACCAATACAGGAGAATAAATATGGCAGATATAGATAAATCTCTTCCAAACGTTAAAAGACCCGAAGATGAAGTTGCAGAGGAAATTGATGTTGAAGAGTTCCAAGATACCGGAAATGGTCCAGTAGAAATTACAGACGAAGAAGATGGTGGAGCGACTATTGATTTCGATCCCAATGCAATGCAGATGCCAGATGGTGGCGATCCGTTTGCAAACTTAAACGAATTACTTCCCGAAGACGAAACAAATGAAATAGGTAATCAATTACAAAGTGATTACATGGAATACAAAACATCAAGAGCTGAATGGGAAAGAGCTTATATTGTAGGCCTAGATTTATTAGGATTTAAATACACTAACAGAACTGAACCCTTCCAAGGAGCATCAGGTGCAACTCACCCGGTACTTGCAGAAGCTGTTACTCAGTTTCAATCATTAGCTTACAAAGAATTACTACCTGCAGATGGACCAGTTAGAACTATGGTCATGGGTGCAACAACTCCGCAAAAAGAAATGCAGGCACAAAGAGTTAAGAATTTTATGAACTATCAAATAATGGATCAGATGAAAGAATATGAATCTGAGTTTGATCAAATGTTATTCTATCTTCCATTATCAGGTTCAACATTTAAAAAAGTTTATTATGACGATTTACTGGGACGAGCGGTTTCTAAGTTTATTCCAGCCGATGACCTTGTTGTTCCGTATACGGCTACCTCATTAGACGATGCGGAAGCAGTCATCCACGTTGTTAAAATGTCAGAAAATGATCTAAGAAAACAAATGGTTTCTGGTTTTTATTCTGATATCGAATTAACTAAACCCACAGGCACTGTAACTAACGAACTTGAAGAAAAAGAACGTGAAGTTGAAGGTGTTAGTAAATCTCAAAGAATAGATGCTATGTATACTCTTCTCGAGTGTCATGTTAATTTAGATTTAGAAGGTTTTGAAGATGTTGGAGAAGATGGTGAGCCCACTGGAATAAAACTACCTTACGTTGTTACAGTAGAAGAAGGTAGTAGAAAAATTTTATCTATTAGAAGAAACTTCGCACCTAATGATCCTAAAAAAATTAAGATCCAATATTTCGTCCACTTTAAATTTCTGCCAGGACTAGGGTTTTATGGTTTAGGGTTAATACATATGATTGGCGGATTAAGTCGTACTGCAACTGCGGCTCTCCGTCAGTTATTAGATGCTGGAACTTTATCAAATTTACCAGCCGGATTTAAACAAAGAGGTGTCAGAGTAAAAGACGATGCCGCTAATATACAACCAGGTGAATTCAAAGACGTTGATACACCGGGTGGTAATTTAAAAGATGCTTTCGTATTCTTACCATACAAAGAACCATCACAAACTTTATTACAGTTGATGGGAATTGTAGTGCAGGCAGGGCAGCGTTTCGCGTCCATTGCTGACATGCAGGTTGGTGACGGGAATCAGCAGGCGGCTGTTGGTACAACCGTAGCTCTTTTAGAACGTGGTTCAAGAGTAATGTCAGCGATCCATAAAAGACTATACGTAGGTCTTAAACAAGAATTTAAATTACTGGCAAAAATATTTGGTGAGTCTTTACCACCAGAGTATCCATACGATGTTATCGGTGCTTCTAGAAATGTTAAAGCAACTGATTTTGATGACAGAGTAGATGTACTACCTGTAGCTGATCCAAACATATTCTCAATGAGTCAGAGAATATCAATGGCGCAAACTCAATTACAATTAGCACAATCTAATCCACCAATGCACAATATGTATATGGCATATAGAAATATGTATTCAGCAATCGGTGTAAAAGATATTGATAGAATCTTACCGCCGCCACCACCGAATCAACCTAAAGATCCGGCGTTAGAACATATTGATGCTATGGGGCAAAAACCTTTTCAAGCATTTCCAGGTCAAGATCATAGAGCCCATGTTACAGCGCATTTAAATTTTATGGCCTCTAATTTTGTTAGGAACAATCCTAGCATTACAGCCGCATTAGAGAAAAATATCATGGAACACATTTCTATTATGTCTCAAGAACAAGTTCAATTAGAGTTCCCACAGGAAATGCAAATGTTACCACAATTACAACAAGCTGCAGTTCAGAACCCACAAGCTCAACAGCAGTTCCAACAAATCTCACAGAAGATAGAAGCAAGAAAAGCTATTTTAATTGCTGACATGACTGAAGAGTTTATGAATGAAGAGAAGAAGATTACATCTCATTTTGATCATGATCCTTTATTGTCTCTTAAAGAAAGAGAAGTTGATCTTAAAGCAATGGACGCTGAACGTAAGGTAAAAGAAGATGAGTCTAGACTTAATTTAGACAAAACTAAATTCTTACAAGGTCAACAGTTGGACGAAGCAAAACTACAACAGAATGAAGATTTAGCTAATCTAAGAGCAGAAACATCTATGGCTAAGTCGGAAATGTCTGCAGAAGTCAAATTAACCTCAGATGCTATCAAGGCCAGTGACGTAAATGTCTTGAAAGGACCTCGAAGATAGTATATTAAAACTTAGGAGAAAATTATGAAGGACCCAAAAATAACAAAACCAGTTGGAGTTAACAAAGACGGTTACGCTAGCGGCGGAGTAGATATAGAAACACCTTCTCAAAACTTGCACCTAGATCCTAGATCTGAGACAAGTATTAGAGGAAGAAGTTATATTGCCCAAGGTGATAACGTCGAAGTTAGAGGAACTAAAAGAATGTTAGCTTCCAAAAGTAAAAAAGCTACTTGGTACTAACATGTGGTTATCGGCAATTAAATTAGCCGTTTCTGCTGGAAGTAAAATTTACGCTAATAAGCAGAGAACGAAGATGGCTATGTCAGATGCACAGCTTATGCATGCATCACGTATGGCTGAAGGTAAAGAAGCTTACCAAGGCAAACTCTTAGAATCTAGACAATCAGATTGGAAAGACGAATTTATTTTGATTCTGCTTTCGGTGCCGATCGTAATGCTGGGATGGAGTGTCTGGTCAGATAATCCTGTACATATGGAAAAAATGGAGCTATTCTTTGTGCACTTTGGAAATTTACCATTATGGTATCAAACAATTTTTGTTGGTGTAATTGCTAGCGTCTATGGACTTAAGGCAACACATCTGATAAAGAATAAGTAATTAAGGAGAAAATATTATGAGAAACGATTATGGAACAAGACCCTAC